CCCTAGTGGCGCGAGGAAGGTATTTCTCCTTCCCCGTGAATTTATCCACAGGGTGCCACCCAGAGTTCGTAGAAGAACTCTTCCTCGAGACTACTCCTGATACCCAATTGGTATCAGGTCGTGGTTTCTCAATAAACCACTGGAATAACCTCGAAGCTGGAGAACACGGTCCTCGGTCTTTACTACTTCTAGTAGTGAGACAACGGACCTCATCTCTTTGGAGCAACTTATTGTATCGCCTTTTCAGGTGATCCAAGGAAGTTCCAGAGTACGAGTAGAGTGTGTTACCCAGATCGCCACGGCTTGTGATTGGAACCACCCTAAGGGCGGGACCAACCAGATCCTGGAGAAACTTTGCAGTATTCCAGAAACCTTTAGTGAAGAAGTTATTAGAAACTTCAACACTAGACGTACCGTCAGCGAATGTGCGGAAGCCATCCTGAAGGGTGAGGACATATGGCGGGGTTACATCGTAACCTCCCCATGCGTCTATGCCACAAGACTCTCTAAACTTACCAGTAAAGAAAGTCTTGGAAGCATTCACCTTCAAGCCCAAATACTCAAGGGCTTGGATGACAGTTGGGCAGTCGTGTTGGGGGACAATGATATCGTCCCCAAACACAGAACATCTGACTGAAGCTTCTTCTATTGTACGCGCTGTGACTCGAGTGTGAGACAGATAAAGCCTCACACCGATGGCAACGCAACAATAGATTATCGACTGCACCGGAAAAGTGCAGGCCGATCCCATTGGGGCAAACTTCTTCAGAACCAACCCAAAAGAAGGGTAGCTCTGTCGAGTTCCGTCCCACCGTACACTTCGTGTTCTGCAGGCATGAAGACGTTCCAAGAGCGTAGTATTTGCCCTGAAGAAACGTTCAACTGCCCAGCAGGACAGTCGGTCACTAGCCGAAGACAGATCAATGGTGGCAAATTCGCCACTTCTTGATCCGTTAAGGGCAAATCCCCGATTTCGGGTCTGATCGTCGAAACGAACTGACCTGCTAATTGGAGATTGGTCCAATCTTCTAACCAGCTGGGATAAAACCAGCTGCTGCAACCATTGATGCGCGCTGGGCTCTGCGGCGATAAGCCGAGGGCCTTTTGCGCTCTTTGGAACAGCAATGATCCTTGAGGAAGGCTCGTGAGAGTCAAACTCCAAGGATGTACCGTATGTATCGACGCAGGCACCAATAGAATGGTGTCCGTATCGGTCATAAGGGAAGATGGCTTCTGTTTTAGGTGTCCAATGTGGGAATTCATACTTGGATTCTCCTGTTGAAACATCTGAAACAACGCCAGGACCATGCTTAGGGAGTTCTGAGGAATCTTCATCATGAAGATCCCCAAAACTAGACGATACTATATCAGCGACAAGCTGAATAGTGTCGGCTAACCTTCGCGGGATCCTAGTCTGCCTCAGTGCGACTAGGTCTTCGAAGGTTAGCTCAAGCTGTCCGGTATCCTCCTCTAGAATGTCTGCGAGATGCAGACACCTAGAAAGGTCTTGAGAGTGCTTTCCAACACACTCTTGCAGAGATCTATCTGATAATTGGTGGATTGACACCCACTGAGGATCAAACAGATCATCACCAACCCAGTTAAGGTTAGGTGACCGTATCGCTTGTTCACACCTGGTGAACTCATCGAGTTCATCATGTAAGCTCCTTTTCTTGTACGGAAGGCGAAGTTTCTTCGCCCCCGAGAAGAGTGTCCTCAATGCAACAATAGCATTGGGGTCAGGAGCAACCCTAAGCTTCCCATCGAGATCGAAGACGAGCAGATACAGACCCCTAAGAAATGAAGGGACCTGGATCCTCTTAGAACACCTCCTCGTAAGAGGGAGTGAACTAGGAGTGTACTCGCCACGATCCAAGCACATATCAAAGTGCTTGCCGATGGCTGGGAGATCAAGAGTCACCAGACGGTGACCCTTAACGCCCAGTTCGTGAAGGAGACGCGAGTGATCGCGCTCCCAATCACTGGATCGCCCGTACAAATAGCGAATGTCTGTGAAGACACTCGTAATGTACCCGCGAAGAGACAGTGCCAGGCTCTTAGGTTTGGTTTTCACAATCAAACTCCTAGAGACCCTCGCACCGCTTCACCAACCCTCTACAATCTGTGTTGTATAAGAGTTGCTGACAGAGTTACAATGGAGTAACTAACTCCAAATTAGTTCTGCCAGGCACCGAGGTCAGCCGCCACTGTGTTAACCCAGACCGCAAGGGCCTTGGTCACATTGACGGTGTCAACCGGATCCACATTCCGTGGATTCCTCATGATCGTATAGGACTGTCTGATGACAGGATTGCCATCAACGTCCCACGTGGTCATGATAAAGTCCACATTGTGGCGCTCAATCTGCGCAGGTCCAGCCTTCCCTTCATAGGAATGCCGGATCGTGAGCTGATATTCGGCTGTCGACTCTTTGAGCCGATAGACGGAGCCGTAGTTATCCTGATTGATCCGTGGCAAAACCTTTGCCACAGAGTTCACGGTGATAGTGATAGGCGATGAGATCGTCATAATGTCTCCTTGACACACACACAGAAGTGGAAAGAACGTCCTCTAATACGATTAGCTCGCGGACAAGAGTCTCACGGCTAATAGCTGCCCCCTCGGAAACGTCCGAGGAGAGCAAGCAGGACGTAGTACTGACTCATTGAGATGAGTGAGTACCGAATAGGAGGTAACGCAGGAATCCCAATCGGGTAGTCTCGGGACTTGAGTTCGCGAACATAGCGACCTTTGGTAATCCGAATACCACTCGGGGGAGTCCTGGGTATCTGGTCTTGTAACGCTTTATACTTCCGTACGATACAAAGATCGAACGGCTCGACCAAATCAGTGTTTTCATTAGCCTGAAGAAAGCTATTGATATCCACGAAATAGTCGACGAGCCACGTCCATGGAATTGCATTCCATATAGTTGACGCATCTATCTGCCCTAGGTCAAAGACCGTGGTAACAGCTAGATTAAAGGCTTCGAGTTTAGAAAGCGAAACTTTCATGCCATCCTTCCAGCGCCACCTTACGGAAGCGCTGATTTCGTACCGATCTACTTGGTACGTGTCAGCAATGGCAAGAATGCTGTAACTAGACTGAATATACTGCCAACTGATTGAATCCCAGTTGTTAGAATACAAAGTCACATTACGGCGAAGACCTCCATGTTTAGACAAGGAGTCAAACTCCTTTATCCGCCGCTCTATAGCGACGGTGATCTTGGCTAACGTCTTGATATCGCGAACAAACTGTACCCAACCGAATCTATAGTTGAGGTACGAGTTGCCAACGAGTTCAAAGAACGATTTAGCCGTGAGCTTAAACAAGGAACCCACATCCAAGAGCTCCGCTAACGACACGGGAATTGAATACTCGTATCGAAACGGATGAGTCGCAGCTAGACACTGGAGCGCATAGTTTGCGTTTTCAGTATTTCGCTGCGATGACCCTCTCGCAGGATAGTGTGAGATACCAGGTGTGTAGTTCGGCAGGAGTGGGACGCCCTCATGTTTCCAAGAGGAACGTTGACCACTCATGAAGCACGGCACACGCTCGATCTTCTCGTGATCCCAAGGGGAGGGCTCAAGCAAACCGCCATAGGCTTTTCGCTTGTGCTTACCCACGGAATCACTAGTTGATTCGTATGACTCTTGGTATTGGTACGTCGACACGGCACCTGTCGAGACAACGGTAGTAGTACCGCTTGCCACAACATTTGTTCGTGCACGATTTCTAATCGTCAGAGCCATACGCTACTTCCTACTCTTTCTAGGGGTCCCGACATATAAACTTTGCCGGGTTACCCAACGAGGGCCATGATTGGAAGTCGTCACTCGGAGAGGCGCATTGTGCGCC